GGCCTGCCCGTCACCGTCTGGGAAGCATGGAGCGCCCGGGACGGGGGCCGCTACCACAAGGGGGAGTGTGCCCGGAAGTGGGAGAGCTTTCACGGCAGCACAAAGCCTGTCACCGAGAGCAGCATTTTCCAACTGGCCTACAGCCACGGATGGAGCGGCCCCGCAGGCCACGCGCTGGACTGGGGCGACGAGCTCACCACCGGCTCCTCCAGAACGGAGGGGCAGCTGGTGGACCCCCGGTGGGTAGAATCCCATGACCTGGCTCTGCCTGAGCAGTGGGACCCAGTTGACCAGCTCAGGCGCTACCTGCAGGCCCTTTTTGAGCAGGACGAGCACGTGGCCTATGTGACCGAGAGCTTCATGGCCGACGACCGCCGCCGCCCCACCAGAGGCTGCTGGGACCGCACCGCAGGCCAGCTCATCGCAGAGCTGGACACCTGCGGCGGGGACATCGGCAAGGTGGTGGGCGACTGCGACCCCGAGGTGGGCGCGTGGATCTGCTTCAACCCGGTGGACGGAACGGGCCGCAAGGATGCCAATATCACCGCCTACCGCTACGCTCTGGTGGAATGCGACAACATGGATCTGGGCAGACAGCAGGCCATCATCAAGCAGCTGGAGCTCCCCTGTGCCGCCCTGGTCTACTCCGGCGGCAAGAGCGTCCACGCCATCGTCAAGGTGGATGCCCCGGATTACACCGAATACCGCAAGCGGGTGGATTACCTCTATGCCGCCTGCCAGAAGAATGGTCTGACCCTCGACCAGCAGAACCGCAACCCCAGCCGCCTTTCCCGGATGCCCGGCATCCTGCGCGGCAGTCAGCGGCAAACCCTGCTGGAGACCAACATCGGCAAAAGCTGCTGGGACGAGTGGCGGGACTGGCTGGAAGCCGAGACCGATGAACTGCCTGATGATGAAGACCTTGGCGAGGAATGCCTTGAACCTCCCGCATTGGCAGAAGCACTAATTGATGGCGTGCTCCGTAAAGGGCACAAAATGCTTCTGGCGGGTCCAAGTAAGGCAGGCAAGAGCTTTGCTTTGATTGAACTGTGCATTGCTATCGCCGCTGGAAAACCGTGGCTTGGACGTTTTAATTGTGCTCAAGGTAAAGTCTACTATGTCAATTTGGAATTAGACCGTGCTTCTTGTATTAACCGCTTCATCGAGGTTTACAAAGCCTTGGGCTATCCAAAAGAGCAAATGCAGACAATTATGCACAATATCCGAATTTGGCATCTTCGTGGCGCATCCGTTCCCATGGACAGGTTAGCGCCAAAGCTCATTCGTCGTGCCAGCAACAAAGGCTACTTAGCGGTTATTATTGACCCTATTTATAAAGTTTTGACCGGCGACGAGAACAGTGCCGACCAGATGGCAAAGTTCTGCAACCAGTTCGACCTTGTCTGTCGTGCGCTGGACTGTGCCGTGATCTACTGCCACCACCACTCCAAGGGTGCCCAGGGCGGCAAGCGCAGCATGGACCGCGCCAGCGGCTCCGGCGTGTTTGCCCGTGACCCGGATGCCATGCTGGATATGACAGAGCTCACCCCCACCGATGCCATCTTGGAACAGCTCCACAACAAGGCCGCCTGCCGGATGCTCAAGGCCATGCTGGACAAGCGCGGCCATGCCGATGCCTACGGCCCGGACGATGCCCTGAGCAAAAGCCGGATGCTGGCCATTGCCAAAGAACACCTTGGTATGGCCGACTTGCGGGCCATCGATGCCCAGGTCGCAGCCGCCCAGAAAAAAGCAGACAGCATGACCGCCTGGCGCATTGAGGGCACCCTGCGCGAGTTTGCACGCTTCGACCCGGTGAACCTCTGGTTCGACTACCCTGTCCACAAGCCGGACACCGGCCTGCTGGAGGATCTGCAGCCGGACAGCGATTACAAGTCACTGGGTACCCGGGGTGCATCCAAGCGCTGGGGCAATAAGGACAAAGTCAGCAAGGACAAAAAGGCCGAGCTGGACACCGCCTTTGAAGCCTGCATGATGGATGGAAAGGTAACGGTCTACTCCATGGCCGAATATATGGGGCTGAAACCGGATACCATACGCCGTCGTTTGAAAGCGGACGGCGGCTTCTGGATCGACGGCGCGGACATCGGCCGCAAAGAACCCGGCAGCGCAGGATAAATTACAGCCTGCAATATTTCGCTTTACACGCAGTACAAAAACGGTAAAATAGCGGCTATCCCAAATCCGCATCCGCTTACGGATTTCGGAAAATAGCGGCTATTTTTCCGAATCCGGGACGGAAAATAGCCTATATATAATATACAAAATCCGTCCGTGTGTGATGGGGTCTCCCAGAGGATGGGGCGAACACAGCCCCCATCCCTCCGGGGAACCCTCCCCATCACGTTGGCCGAACAAAAAAGAAAGAACGAGGTGAAACGAACGTGCAATTTTTGCCCATTGCTCAATTCTTCCTGCCCATGAAGCCGCCCACCACCACCCACAACGCCAAGGAGCTGCACGCCTACATGAAGGGCGGCAAGCCCTGTGCCGTGCTCCACGACAGCGCCGAACTGAAAGCCGCCCGGGCCAAGCTCCACGCCTACCTGGCACCCCATGCACCCAAAACACCCGTGCCCGCCGGAAAGCCGGTGCGGCTGGTGGTCAAGTGGTGCTTTGCACCCGAGGGCCGCCCGGACGGCAGCTGGCGCACCTCCAAGCCTGACACCGACAATCTGGAAAAGGCCCTCAAGGACGAGATGACCCGCCTGCACTTCTGGCACGATGATGCCCAGGTGTGCAGCGAGATCGTGGAGAAGTTCTGGTCGGATCCCTGCGGAGTGTTCGTGCGTGTGGAGGTGTGGGGATGACGGATTACAAAACGGTCAAGGCATGGTTCCAGCAGTGCCGGGACGGTGCTGCCGCCGTGAAGGCCCAGAAGCAGAAGATCCAGCGCATCCGGGATGCCGCCGAGAAGTGCACCCAGAGTCTGAGTGGAATGCCCGCAGGCGGGAGTTCCGGCGATAAGGTCGGCGATGCCGTTGCCCGGCTGGATGCAGAGGAACGGGAGCTGAAGCAGATGGAGCAGCGCCTTGCACTGCTGAAGATGAACGCCACCTGCAGGGCCTACACTGGGGCCGTAGACCCCGAGACCGTCCGGCAGGGCGACTGCATCCGGATGTTCTACATCGAGAACAGGCACCAGCCCGCCATCGTGGATGCTCTGGGACTGTGCGAAAATTCCGAGGTCTCAAAGATCATCCGCCGGGGCTGTGAGCGGCTGGCTCTGCTCTGGGATACACTGGAATGATTCCATATCACATCCATCCTGCATCCATGTGCAAAACACCCCATTTGTGATATTCTGGGTACAAGCGGAGCCGCGCAAAGCGGTGCGCCGCTTCAAAGCAGCCTCCTGAGTACCTCCATAATGAATTGCTCCTTTTGGACCTTTTGCCGCTTAACAGCATTTTTCTCCTTCTTGTGCTTTGCGGGCTGCTTTCAAAGATCACACTTGCCGTTCCGGCTGTCCCGGGGCGGCTTTTTTGTACCCTGACGACGAGAGAGGTGGTGAGGATGACCGACAAGCAGGCGCGGTTCTGTGAAGAATATATGATCGATCTGAACGCGACCCAGGCGGCCATCCGTGCCGGATACTCCCCAAAGACGGCCAATGAGCAGGCAGCGCGGCTGTTAGCGAATGTTAGTATCCAGAACCGCATCGCACAGCTTCAGGCCGAGCAGAGCCGCCGCACCGGCGTGTCCGCTGACCGGGTGGTGCGAGAGCTGGCCAAGGTGGCGTTCGTCAACGCGGGCGACCTCATCGATGCTAGGACGGCTTCCCTGAAAAGCGATGCCGCACCGGACGATCTGGCTGCTGTGCAGTCGGTCAAGGTCAAGACCTTCGGAGAGGACGGTCTGGAGCAGGAGGTCAAGCTGGCCGACAAGCTGAAAGCCCTGGATCTGTTGGGGCGGCACCTGGGAATGTTCAATGGCGTGTCCGGCGATGCCTCTGATCAGCTGGCCGAGGCCCGCAAGATCCTGGGAGGAGTAGACAGTGTTATCGACTAAGCAGAAAGAATATCTGGCTTCCTGTTCGCACCGGTGGAACCTGAAAGTTGGGGCTACCGGTTCCGGCAAGAGCTGGCTGGACTATGCCGTGGTCATTCCCCAGCGCCTTCTGGCTCTGCGGGGTGAGGGCGCAGCGGTAATGCTGGGCAACACACAGGGCACCATCAGCCGGAACGTTTTGGACCCCATGCGAGAGATCTGGGGCGAGGCCCTTGTGGGAACCATCAGCAGCGACAACACTGCCCGGCTGTTTGGCCGCCGGGTCCACATTCTGGGCGCGGACAGCAAAAAACACGTTGCCCGTATTCAGGGCATGACCATCGAGTACGGTTACGGCGATGAGATGACCACCTGGGATGAAGACGTGTTCCAGATGCTCAAGACCCGCCTGCGCTGTCCTCATTCCCACTTCGACGGCACAGCCAACCCGGACAGTCAGGAGCATTTTCTCAAAAAGTTCATTGATGACCCCGAGGTGGACATCTTCTGCCAGACTTCCACCATCGACGATAACCCATTTCTCCCGCAGGAGTTCGTGGAGCACCTGAAGCATGAGCTGGCCGGGACTGTCTATTACGACCGCTTTATTCTGGGCCACTGGTGCAATGCGTCCGGTCTGGTCTATCCCTTCTTTTCGCTCTGCGCGGATCCTTACCTCTTTCACGGCAGCACAGCTGGCATCGACGGACAGTTCTATGTATCCATCGACTACGGCACCCACAACCCCTGTTCCATGGGCCTGTGGGTTATACATGAAGGAAAGGCCCTGCGTATCAGGGAGAGTTACTTCGACAGCCGCAAACAGCGGGTGCAGCGCACCGACGAGGAGCACTACGCCGAGCTGGAGCGGCTCACAAAGGGCTATTACATTCAGGCTGTGTGCGTAGACCCTTCCGCCGCATCTTTTATCGAGACCATCCGGCGGCACGGCAGGTATCAGGTCATCCCCGCAGACAACGATGTTCTGAACGGCATCCGCTGCGTGGCTTCCCTGATGCAGGCCGGACTTGTCCGGATCCATGAAAGCTGCACCGATTCCCGCCGGGAGTTCGGCCTGTACTCGTGGGACGACAAAGCCAAAGAGGACAGGGTCGTTAAAGAGAACGACCACGCCATGGATGATATCCGCTATTTCTGTTACACGATATTCGCCCCGCTCATCCGCTGGGCAGATTGGAGAGCCAAGTAATGTTTGACAAGCTGCTTTCGTGGCTGCGGGAGAAGGCCCGGCTTTGGTTCGGGGAGGACACTCCCATCAACGTCAGCGTGTCTGCCCCCATGGAGAGTGCCATCACCCTCTGGGCGCAGATGTACGATACCGGCGGCCCATGGTGTCACGGCGGCAAAGACCCGTTGCACAGTCTGGGCTTGCCCCAGAGCATTGCCGCCGAGCTGGCTCGGCTGACCACGCTGGAAATGGAATGCCTTGTTTCCGGCAGTGCCCGGGCAGACAGCATCAATGAGCTGCTCAAGCCCTTTATTGCCGACCTGCGCATTCCCGTGGAGTACGGCTGCGCCCTGGGCGGGGTGCTGTTCCGGCCCTATCTCGACCCTGCTGGCCACATCCAGATCGATGTGGTGCAGGGGGATTGCTTCTGTCCCACTCGCTTTGACAGCTCCGGATGTATGACCGGGGCTATTTTTTACGATCATCTGGTGCGGGGCGGACGTATCTACACCCGGCTGGAAAACCACGAGTTTTCCAGCGGAAAGTATACCGTCACCGTCAAGGCGTTCCGTTCCATGACAAGCGCTGATATCGGCGTTGAAGTCCCCCTGACTGACGTTGCCGAGTGGGCTGCACTGGCCCCGCATACGGAGTTCACTGGCGTGGACAGGCCGCTGTGGGGATACTTCAAGGCCCCCAAAGGAAACGCCGCTGACCGGCACTCCCCGCTGGGTGTCAGCGTGTACGCTCCGGCAGTAGACATCATCCGGGATGCAGATGAACAGTATGGTGCACTGCTCTGGGAGTACAACGGCGGCCAGCTGGCCCTCGATGTAGACCAGACTGCCCTGCGCCCGGGTCCTGACGGTAGTTCCACGATACCTCTGCGGGAACAGCGGCTCTACCGCAACTGGATCAATGGCAGCGTCTCCGGCGGTCGGAACCTTTACGAGGTGTTTGCACCCGCCCTGCGGGATGAGAGCTACCGCAAAGGGCTGGATTCCATGCTCAAGCGTATCGAATTTCAGTGCGGCCTTGCCTACGGTACCCTGTCTGACCCGCAGAACGTGGACAAGACCGCCGAGGAGATCCGCTCCAGCAAGCAGCGCAGCTATACCACCGTCAAAGACCTGCAACGGGCCCTCGGCACAGCCATCACTGATCTGGTCTATGCCGTGAACATCCTGCTGGATGCCGCATGGCGCAGCGGCGCGGCGGTTCCCCTGCCGGGCGAGTGCACTGTGACCTTCGACTTCGATGATTCCATTATCTCAGATCCCAAGGAGCGCAAACAGATGTTCTGGGGATACGTTACCGCCGGGAAGTTCCCGTTCTGGCGGTATCTGGTGGAGTTTGAGGGATACAGCGAGGACGAAGCCCGCAAGCTGGCGCAGGAAGCCGCTGACGAGAACCGGCAGCCTGAGCTGAGCTTCGGCGGTGGCGGCTGATGCTGGCCCCGGACTATCTCGACCACGCACCCGACCGGCTGGTGCTGCTCTTTCAGCAGGTCGAGGACGATATCCTGCGGGACGTGGCCCGGCGCATCTCCAAAATGGACACCATGACCCCCACGGCCCACTGGCAGCTGTGGCGATACCAGCAGGTGGAAGCTGTCCGGCAGGACGTGGTAAAGAAGCTGGCCCGCTACACCGGCAAGAGTGAAGCCGAGATCCGGCGGCTCATGCAGGAAGCGGCCACCCGGGCCATGGAAGCCGAGGATGAGATCTACTACCACTACGGCAAAGAGCCCACGCCCTTTGCCGACAATGCCACCCTGCAGGCCCTGCTCAACGCTGGCTACCAGCAGACGGCGGGAACCTTCCACAACTTAACTGCCACCACGGCCAACACCGTCAGCGGCCAGTTTGAAGCCGCCCTCGACCGCGCCCATCTCAAGGTGAGCAGCGGTGCGTTCGACTACAAGAGCGCCGTCAAGAGCGCGGTGGACAGTCTGGCCGACACCATGAAGTACGTCACCTACCCCACCGGCCACACCGACACGCTGGAAGTTGCCGCCCGCCGGGCGGTGCTGACTGGTGTGAATCAGACCGGTGCAAAGCTGCAGGTGGCCCGGGCCGATGAGATGGGGGTTGAGTTCTTCGAGACCACGGCCCACGGCGGGGCCCGGCCTTCTCACGCCGAGTGGCAGGGCAGGCAGTTCCACCGGGGCGGCGCTGTGGACTACATGGGCAAACATTACCCGGACTTCGAGGCCGCCACCGGCTACGGCACCGGAGCAGGGCTGTGCGGCTGGAACTGCCGTCACACCTTCTTTGCCATCTTCCCGGAGCTGGGCCCCGCACCCGCCTGGACACAGGCAGACCTGGAAGCCCTCAACGCCCGGGACATCGAGTACAACGGCGGCAAGTACACCCGGTACGAAATCAGCCAGATGCAGCGGGCCCGGGAGCGCACCGTGCGCAAGTACAAGCGCCGGTATCTGGCTGAGGATGCCGCCGGGGCCGATACCACCGCCAGCGCGGTAAAGCTCCGGCAGGCCCGTCAGAAGCTGTCTGACTTTATCAGCGCCACCGGCGGCAGGGCCGACAGTGCCCGCACCAGCGTGGCAGGCTTTGGCAGGAGCGAGGCGGGCAAGGCCAGTTATACAGCCCGAAAGCAGGAACGTTTTGATTCTGCAAATGTGGAATTGCAACGGATGCGTGAAGCTGGTACAATAAAGGCGAAAGGCAAGTTGATTGAATCGCCGCCTGCACCCAATGAAATCAACTTTGCGAGCGAACACGTTCTGCAGCGCTGGGCAGAACGTGGCATGGGGCCGATGGATGCCGAACGCATTATCCGCTCTTCCAAAGTCGCAATGTCCCAGCGTAACGGAACACAGACCTGTTACTATTCCGAGTATGGTTTTGTTGCCATTGGGCAGAATGGCAATGTTTCCAGTATCGGGCCGCTGGATGAGGGCGGTCAAAAATTGATGGAGGTGGTTAAGAAGCATGGTATTCCGCACTAACGATACAGCAAAGCCGGAAGAATGGTTTTGCCCTATCTATAACCGCAAAATCGACTGCGGTTTGTGCTTTGAGGTCTCCAATATTGGCGATGATACTCTTTGCCTGAAGGGTGACGATAAGCCACCTTGCAATTGGGCAGAAGCCCATAAAACCTGCCTTAATTGTCCCCGTTATGCCGACTGGGACTGACCAAACCTAATACCGCAAGCGTCTTTGCCCGTCCGGGCAGGGGCGCTTTTTTCATGCCCATTTTGCCCGCATGAGGACGAAGTGAGCACCATCGCAGAGGGCAGTGCGTACCCTGCCCGGGATCCATGCGGAAGGCGAACCGCGTTACAAAACCGAACGGATTCTATTTTTCATATTGACCAGAAAGGAGCACTCAACATTGAAACGTGAAGATGTGAGTAAGATCATCCCCGGCATTACGCAGGAACAGCTGGACAGCATTATGAACCTGCACGGTGCTGACATCACGGCAAAGGCCAACGAGATTACGACCCTCAAGGCCGAAAAGACCACCCTGACCGAGCAGCTGAACACTGCAAACGGCAAACTGGAGGGCTACGACCCCGAGTGGAAGGTTAAGGCAGAACAAGCCAAGACTGACGCTGCCAGCCAGGTAGCCGCCCTCGAAAAGGGCTATGCACTGGAACGCAAGGCCGCTGGGTTGAAGTTTTCCAGCGAGAGCGCCCGCAAGGCATTCCTTGCCGAGGCAAAGGCCCAGAATTTTGCTATGAAGGACGGCGAGATTCTGGGCTTTGATGACTATGTCAAGACCTTCAAGGCCGCAGACCCCAGCGCCATTCTGCCGGACGGCGGTATGGTACAGTTTTCTACATCCGCACCGGGCGGCAACCGCCAGCCCGCAAACGCACATGAGGCCGCAAATGCTGCATTCCGCGCAGCGTTCGGCCAGAAAGGTTGATTATTATGGCTATTGATGCAATCGCCCGCAATAAGGCTGAAGCCCTGATCCGGGAGCAGCTGGTGAACACCATCCAGCAGGATGTGCCCAAGAGCTCCATCGTGATGCAGCTTGGCACCCGCCTTGCCAACATGACCTCCAACCAGACCAAGATCCCCGTCCTGTCCATGCTGCCTCTGGCATACTGGGTCAACGGTGACACCGGCATGAAGAAAACCAGCAAGCAGGAATGGGACAACGTCTACATGACCGCCGCAGAGCTGGCTGTCATCGTTCCTGTGCCCGAGGCAGTTCTGGCAGATTCCTCCTTTGACATCATGGGCGAGGTACAGCCCCGCGTCCGTGAGGCCATGGGCGCAAAGATCGACAACGCCATCCTGTTTGGCGGTGACCGTCCCACCGAGTGGACGACCGACGTGCTGACCCTTGCCGCAAAGAACAAGGTCACCGGCCCCATCGACTACACCAAGCTGCTGGGCAAGGATGGTCTGTTCTCCAAGGTCGAAGCTGGCGGCTTCGGCGTTGATGCCGTGGTGGGCGACCTGACCGCCAAGGCAGAGCTGCGCGGCCTGCTGGATACCAATGGCCGCCCGCTGTTCCGCTCCGATATGCAGGGTGCAACCACCTACGCGCTGGACGGTGCGCCCATGTACTTCCCCGAGAACGGCGGCTTCGACGCTTCCAAGGCCCAGCTGATTGCAGGCAACTTCAAGAAGCTGGTGTACTCCATCCGTCAGGATGTCACCGTGAAGCTGCTGGATCAGGGCGTGATTCAGGATCCCTCCACCAAGGAGATCGTCTACAATCTGGCCCAGCAGGATATGGTGGCCCTGCGCGTTGTGATGCGTATGGGCTGGGCACTGCCCAACCCCGCCACCCGCATGAACGCCGACCGCTCCAAGGTTCCGTTCGCATTCCTGACCGCTGCGGCTGTCGCAGCATAAGGAGGCCTCCATGCTTTACTGCACCTACGAACAGTACCAGACAGCGGGCGGTACGCTGGACGAGGCCGCCTTTGATACGCTGTGCGCCCGGGCTTCCCGGCTCATCGACCGGCACACCTTTGGCCGGGCAGAGCCCCACGCCAGGGCCTGTGCCGGGTGCGCCGCCCTGCTGGCCGATGCCTGCGTCCAGATCGTCGATGCCATGAGCGCCGCACAGAGCGCTTGTGCCGTGCCCGGGGCTTCCAGCGTGTCCAACGATGGCTACTCTGTCACCTTCGCCAGCGGGGCGCTTTCTGAGCGGCTTGCAGCGGAAGCGCGTGGCATCCTCTCCAACGCGCTGGGTAATGACCCCCACGGCCTGCTGTATCGGGGGTGTTTCTGATGCAGTGCAGCGTTACCGTTGTGAACCTCATCCACGACACCGCCACCGAGATTGACCGGCCTGTCTGCCATGTCATCCCCGGGTGCAGCTGGCGGGAGAAGCTGGATACCTCCGGCGGCGACCCCCAGCGGACGGTGCACATCCGGCTGCCCCCTGCGGCGGGCTACCTGCCCTATTTCCAGTGGGCAAAGCTCCCGCCCGGGGAAAAGGCGGCACACTGGACGCTCAAGCGGGGCGGCAAGCTCATCTGCGGCGCTGTCCGCAGCCTGACCGAGGCCGAGTATGCTGCCCTCGAGAAAACACACATCTGCTGCACGGTGGCGGCGGTCTCCGATAACCGGGAACCGCTGCTGCCGCATTTTCATGTAGAGGGGAGCTGATTCCATGAGCGCACCCGTTATTGACCTGAAGCTCAGGTTCCGGCCCGGCTTTCAGGCCGAAATGGACAAAGGCTTCCAGAAGGTCCAGTATGCGTTCTCCCAGCAGGTGGCTAAAGATGTGGACCCTTATGTACCCTTTGACACCGGCACGCTGAAGAACAGCGTGAATCAGGCATCCGACTTCAAAGGCGGCAAGCTGGTCTATAACACCCCGTATGCCCGGCGGCAGTATTACCTGCACACGCAGGGGCAGGGTCTGCATGGGGAGAACCACCTGCGCGGCTCGTACTGGGGCCAGCGGGCCATTGCTGATCACAAAGACGAACTGGTCCAGTTCGCCAAAAACGCTGCCCAAAGAGAGCTGGGAGGTGGAACGTAATGCCCAAAGCGTCCATTACGGCCCTGCGGGACTGGCTCAAGACCTGCCCGCTCATCGCTGAGGAGCAGGATGCCACCGGTGCGGCCTTCCGCATTGCAGGGCTGGAAGAAGAAGACACCGCTTTTTCCATTGAGGACAGTCCCACCGACCCCATTGTGGAGAATTACATCTCCGGGCGTGATCTGGCGAAAAACTACCTCTTTTTGTCCAGACGGGAGTTCGGGGAGACCGATGTGCTCACCATTGAGAACAGCGGCTTCTTTGAACAGCTGGCCGACTGGGTAATGGAACAAAATGACTGCGGCATCCTGCCTGACCTGAGCAAATGCGGGCACGGCAAGGAAGCCCAGAGCATTGAAGTCACTTCCACCGGCTACATCGTCACCGACGGCTCCGGAAGCTGCAAAATGCAGATGCAGCTCCGGCTCGTCTACTATCAACCCAAACTTTGAAAGGAGACCATCCTATGACTGTTTCCGAAACCCTGGCCGCGCTCAAGACCAAGAAGGGCATCGTGCCCAGCGCGGACTACACCGGCACCGAAAAGGCCGATGATTTCATCTTTGCAATTCAGACCGATGCCTCCACCCAGACCAAGGAGAGCGACTGGATCGTGTTTGCAGAGCGTGTCAAGGAGCACTCCGGTGCACTGAACGCTTCCACCGAGGACGTGGCCTATATCCGCGCAGGCACTGTCACCGAGAAGGGTGAGACCCAGCGCACCTTCTCCCTGAACGGAAACCGCTGCGTGGGCGACCCTGCGCAGGATTTCCTGCTCTCCCACAGGATTAAGTTCGGCTCCGGCACTGAGGTGGTGTTCCCCTATATCTACTTCAGCGCAAAGACCGGCAAGGGCGAGAAGGGCGCAGCCGCCTTTATTGTCACTGCCGATGCCAGCGGCTCCGCCAACAACTCCGCAGGTTTTGCCTGCGATGTGAAGGGTGTTGGCGTTCCGGCTGAGTTCGACTACCTGACCCAGACTCAGGCCGACACGCTGCCCACCAAGGCCGCCAAGGTCTGATAACAACACCACACAGCCCTCGTTCCCGGTGAACGGGGGCCCTTTTGTAACAGGAGGATTCCCCATGATCATCAACGGCATTGAATTTGATTTTTCCACCCTGAACGCCAATGACGTGGATCGGATGCTGGCCGCACAGACCCGGCAGCAGGAACGTGCTCGGACGGAGGGTAGCCGCTACACCCCCGAGAATGATTACCCTGCCTGGCTGCGCTTCCAGTGCCGCATCTTTATGGACTACCTGGATGATGTTCTGGGCGAGGGTGCTTCTGAGAAGCTTGGGCTGGACGGCAGCAACTTCAACGCCTGCCTGACGGTCAGCAAGGCCTTTGCCGAGGCCATGGCCGCAGAAAAGGCCAGTGTCAGCGCGCTGATCCACCCCGCCGAGGAGCGGGCACAGGTTTCGGCAGCACAGGCCATCCCTGCCCCCATGAACCGTGAGCAGCGCCGGGCCGCAGTCAAAGCACATCCCGCCGTGGTGGATTTTCGGGCACAGGAAGCGGCAAAGGCCGCCCGCCGTGCCCAGCTGAAGGCAGAGCTTGAGGCACTGGACAATGCATGACCTGCTGACGGACACCCTGCCCACCGAGTGGGAGGGCCGTGCCATCGACCCTGACTTCCGGCCCATGGTCTGGCTGCTGATCCGCACCCGCCGCGTCAAAACCAACGAGGACAGCGCCCGGCTGATTGCATCGGCCATCCCGCTCTTCTTTGTGGAGCCGATTCCGGTGGCGCAATATCCGGAAGCCTTTGAATCTCTGGTGCGTTTCTGCCAGGGCGGTGGCCCCGAGGACGAGGAGCGCACCGGGACTGGCAGCAGCAGCGACCTACAGGACGAGCCCGTGCTGGACTACCGGTGCGATTCCGACTACATCGTGGGAGCCTTTCAGCAGGCCTACGGCATCGACCTGACCGCCGACAAGGTGCACTGGTGGCGCTTCAAAGCGCTGCTGCACGCCCTGCCGCCGGAAACGCCGCTGGGCAAGATCGTGGAAATCCGGGGCAAAGACACCTCCGGCATGGACAGGGCCGACCGGGACTACTACGAGACCCTGAAAGAGCGCTTTGCCCTGCCGGATGGGCTGAAGGGGGTGAAGCGGTCTGAAACCCTGCAAGAGCACGAGGACGCTTTCCTCGCCCGCTTCGGCTGATCCCCGCGCCCCGGTGCCCTGCCCGTTCTGCGGCAGAGCGCTGCCCGTGTGGGCGGCCTCCGAAGCCTGTGCCCACGGTTTGTGGGTAAAATGCAAAAATCCCGCCTGTAAGCGGGAAGTAGAAATCAAGTTATAAAGCCTGTGCCATTGTGCCCGCGCCGATTGAGAGGTGGACACAGTGGCATTTGATTTTAGTGTTACCGGCAATACCCAGTTAGACACCAGCGGCTTCACAAAAAGCCTTGGCAGTATGACGGTAGCAGCAGGCAATCTGATTGCTGATCTGGTAAAGACGGCCAGCAGTCAGCTGATGAATCTTGCACAGAGTGCGATTCAGACCGGCTCACTCTACGAAACATCCCTTGCCAAAGTCGGGACCATCGCAGACCTCGGCAAACTTTCCATTCAGCAGTTGGGGGATCAAATCACCGCCACCTCCAACAGCATGGGCATAGCGGCCACGGATATTGCGGAAGCAACCTATCAGGCCATCAGTGCCGGACAGGACACCGCCAACGCCGTGGCCTTTGCGGGGCAGGCGGCAAAGCTGGCAGCCGCCGGTTTTACCTCCACGACCTCTGCCGTGGATATCCTGACCACCGCGCTGAACGCCTACGACCTGAGCGCTGACCAGGCAGACCACGTTTCGGACGTGCTGCTGACCACGCAGAACCTTGGCAAGACCAGCGTGGACGAGCTTTCGTCCAGCATGGGCCGTGTCATCCCGCTGGCTGCTGCTTACAACGTCAGCGTAGAAAACCTGTCCAGCGGTCTGGCCGTGATGACTGCAAACGGTATCGCCACTGCCGAGGCGACCACTTACACAAAATCCATGCTGAACGAGCTGGGCGACACCGGCTCGACCGTAGGCAAGATCTTGCAGGCTGAGACCGGCAAGAGCTTTGCTCAGCTGAATGCTGAAGGCAAGAGCCTGGGCGATGTGCTGCAGATCCTATACGACAACGTAGATGGTGACAGCACCGCCTTTGCCGGGCTGTGGTCCAGCGTGGAGGCCGGAACCGGTGCTCTTTCGCTGGCATCGGGCGGTGCAGACAAATTCAATGGCGTGCTGGCCCAGATGGTGGACAGTGCCGGAGCGACCGACACCGCCTACCAGACCATGACGGACACCTTCCAGCATAGCATGGAAAGCCTGCAGACCACGGCAGAGAACCTGAGCATCGACCTATTCGAGGCCATGGAGCCGGGCCTGAAGGAAGCCGCAAACTGGGGCACCGACTGCCTGAATACCCTGACGAGCGCTCTGAATGAGGGCGGCCCGGCTGCCATGCTGGACGCTGCCAGCGGCATCTTGGAAAATCTGACCGCCGGAATTGTCCAGCAGATCCCCGGGCTGGCATCGTCTGCAACCCAGATCATCACTCAGCTGGTGCAGTACCTGGCCGACCATCAGGATGCGATCTTTGATGCAGGCATCCAGCTGCTGCGCAGTCTGGTGCAGGGCATCGGTGAAAATCTGCCCCAACTCATTACTGCGGCAGTTTCACTCATCGAATCTTTTGCCTCGTCACTGACCGACCATCTCCCCGAAATCGCCGCCCTCGGTGTTGATATTCTTGCCGCACTGATTCGTGGCCTGCTCTCTCTGACCGAAAATCTGGCCGGAGCAGCACTTGACCTGATTGCATCTTTTGTCCAGTCCTTCGATGATAACCACGATCAATTCTGGGAAATTGGTAAACAGGCCGTAGCAGGTCTGTGGCAGGGCATTAAAGACAGTTGGTCTGACCTGCTCTCGAATCTGACAGAAAAGGTGCGAAGCCTGGCCGATACCGCAAAACGCGTGTTGGGCATCCACTCGCCCTCGAAGGTGTTCACCGAGATCGGCGAGAACGTCACCCAGGGCCTTGTCAACGGCATCAACACCGGGGCCCCGGCGGCAGAGCAGGCCATCCAGAACATCGCCCAGACCCTCTCTACCTACGGCCCGGATTTCGCCACCGTAGGAGCCACCATCACAGATCAGTTCCGCGCCAAGCTCACCGAGGGCTGGGAACAGATCCAGTCCGACATCCAGACGGATGCGCTGGGGGCCATCGAGACGCTGGCAACGGCGCTCAAGGATGGAGACCTCGAGAGCCTGGGCCTGTGGGCTGCCAGCTATTTCTGGCAGGCCTGCACCAAGGAGCAGCAGGCGCAGATTCAGGCCGTAGCCATGGGGGCGCTCAACCAGCTGGGCAGCGCTTTGGGCGGCGTGTTCGGGAACCTCGCCAATCTGGCCGCCGGTCTGGTGGCACAGTTCGTGCCCGCCGCGGCCAGCGCAACCACGAGCCAGATCGCCCTGAACACCGCCATGGACGCAAACCCCATCCTCTTTGTCATCTCCCTCATCGGGATGCTGGTGGGTGCCCTGTTGAACTTCTCCGGCAAAAACAAGGATGTGGCCAACGGCTTCCAGTCCGTCTGGGCGGGCGTTGAGGACTTTATGAGCTACATCTTCGAGGGCCTGATGCGCATTGTGGCGGCGGGCATCGAGGGCTTTGTTATCCTCATCAACGGCCTGATCGCGGCCTATAACAGTGTCGCGTGGCTTTATGGCGGTACCATAGACTACATCAGCAATCCAGCCTGGGACTACGCCAACAAGATCGCCGCTGACCGCAAGGCCCGGCAGGCCGAGCGGAAAAAACAGCAGGAAGCTGCCAACAACCCCAGCTCTGGCACTTCCACCAAATCCCAGAAGGTCATCGAGAGCATGACCGACACCAGCAAGGCCACCACTGCAGACGGCAGCACCGTGACCACCAAGGTGCTCACCGAGAAGCTGCAGGACGAGACCGGCAAGATCACCCAGCGGGTGACCAAGACCGTCACCGAGGCAGGTACCAAGCTGGTGGACGGCGTGGAGCGCTCCTACAAGACCGTGACCACCTATGTGGACGGGGTCCAGACAAAGTTGGAGCGCAGTTTGGATGACATCGCCAAGACCACCACAGGCACAAAACCCGGCTCCACCACGCCGACGGCCCCCACCCCGGACAAAGACCTGACCGACGCTGTGGAGGCCAACACCGAGGCCCTGCTGGCCGCAAACGCGAAGCTGGCCGAGATGGTGCGGCAGGCCAATTCTCTGGTGCTGTCGGACAACATGGCCATCACCCGGTCTGTGGCCGCATCCGGCACGGCACAGGTGGCCGCAGCCGCCAACAACTACCACCGAGAGGGCGACACCAACATCATCCAAAATATCTACTCCAAGGCCCAGACGGCGGCAGACCTCCAGCGGGAAGCACGCTGGGAAGCCGACCGGGCCAAGGCTCAGAAACGATGAAAGGAGGGCACCGAGATGCCGTTCAGAAAAGACCATTTGCAGCTGGTCACGGATGCCGGGGCCACTCTTGACATCGGGTGGGACTACGGCACGCCCTACTCCCTCGACCCCATCAACGGCGTGGACGTGGACGTGCAGACCGCCCAGGGCGTGAACCAGGTGGGCGTGAGCGTGGAGCGCCAGAGCGTGGCCGGGGTGAGCCGTGAACTCATCATCCACTGCCACAGCCCCCACGGCGATGCAGATGCCTCCCTGCTGCTGGAAAAGCTGCCCTACTTCACCAGCGGCACAATGTATTTCGAGGATAGATTCTTCTGCCGTTTTGTGCTTTCCAAGACCCCCTACACAAAGAGCATCCACCCCTACCCGGTGTTGGCCTTCATGCTCTTCTGCCCGAAACCCTTCTGGTACAACTTGCAGGCTCAGAGCTTCTGCATCAACGGTTTTGTGCCATCGTTCAGGCTGCCCATCAATTACAGCACGCCCCACCGGTTCGGCGTGCGCACTTCCATCGGCTGGCTGAACGCAGTTAACCCCGGGGCGCTGGCGGTGCCCTTTACGGCCACCCTCAAGAGCGACGGCGCTGTGGTCAACCCCACTGTGCTGAACATCATCACGGGCCAAAGTATCCGCATCCTGACCACCCTGACCCCCGGACAGGTCATCGAGATCTACCGCACCACCACCGACAAGCTGGCCGTCAAGCGGACAGAGGACGGCACGGAGGAGAACATCTTCTCCCTGCTGGATGAAGATTCTGACCTGCTGGAGCTGGCCCCCGGGGACAACCTGCTCAAGGCCACCGCCGACAGCGGCGAGACCAGCCTGCAGGTGACGGTGCGCTTTTATCCCATGGTGAGCGGTATTCTGCCGGAGGTGATCTCGTGACACTGGATGTTTTGGATGAGCTGACCCTCGCCCGGCTGGGCCGGGTAGAGGTGTGGGTGAGCCTTTACTGGGACGAGCCCTACAACACCGAGGGAAGCTTCACGTTGGAGGTACGCCCCACCGAGGAGAACCTGTCCCTTCTCCGGGAGGGCCGCTGGCTGCGCCGCAGTGACAGCGATGTACCCATGCGCATCTGCCACCGGAGCAACGAGAATCAGGACAGCAATCTGGTGGTCACCGGCTTCCCGGGGACGTGGATCTTCACCAAGCGGGCCTGTACCAGCATCGTGAAGAACGAGAACGCTGAAGCCGCCATGCGCAGGCTGGTCAGTGCCATGCAGCCGTGGCCCAAGCTGGAGCTGGGTGCTGCTGTGGGCTTCGACACCACCTACACTGCACAGACCTCCGGCGGCAGCATCATGGACTACCTGATGACCATCGGCGCGGCCTGCGACCTGGGCTTCCGGGTACGGCTGGCAGGCAAGAACGCAGATAAGAAGCTGCTGTTCGAGGTCTACCGGCCCACCGCTGATCCAAACAACCGTTTTTCCACCAAGTGGGGCAACTTGCAGCAGGCTGCGTGGGCCTTTGGCGACAGCGACTACGCCAATGTCGCTGTGGTGCAGGGCGCAGGCGAGGGCGAGAACCGGGCCACCGTGACCGTGGGCCTGACGGATGCCACCGGTGCCGACCGGCGGGAGCTTTACGTCGATGCCCGGGACGTGCAGCCGGACGAGGAAAAGGGTGAGTCCAGCAAGAGCCAAGCCTACCTCGAGCGGCTCATGGCCCGAGGCACCAACAAGCTGCTGGAACAGCTCCGCACCGGAAGCATCGAGCTGACCATCGATGCCGAAGGGCTCTCCCCCGGGGATGTGGCCTACTGCACCATCCCGGAGCTGGGCTACAAGGCCACCGTCCGGGTGGCCGATGTCCTCACCCAAAGCCAGAGCGACAGCACCACCCGCACCGTGCGGCTGGGTACGCCGGTCTGGCGCAAGCTGTAGTAAGGAGATGATCTTTTGAGCAAAATCGTTTTATACCCTGCAAACGGGTTCGACTTCGATGCCGCAGACGTGGCGGGGTACCTTGCGGGCCTCACCAGCGGCGTATTCAGCTCCGCTGAGGACTTCCCGGTGACAGCCGCAGGCGGGCTGAAGGTCACCGTGGGGGCGGGCCGTGGCTGGGTGCACCCCAGCCGCTTCACCGGCTACTCCATCACCAAGCGGGAGGCTGACACCCTGACCATGCCGCTGGCCGACCCGTCTCTCCCCCGCATCGACCGCATCGTCATGCGCTATGATGCCGGTGCCAGAGCCGCCAGCCTGCATGTGTTGCAGGGCACGGCATCCAGCACACCCACGGCCCCCGCCATCTCCCGCACCGAGCTGATCTACGACCTCTGCCTTGCCGAGATCACCCGCCCGGCAGGCTCCACCAGCATCTCTACGGGCCAGATCACCGACACCCGGCTGGACGAGGCGCTCTGCGGCATCGTGCGGGACGGTGTGACCGGCATCCCCACCGACGAGCTGCTGGCCGCTGCCAAGGAGCGCATCAACGCACTGGAGGAGACGGCCAGCGCCGCCGCCAAAGAGGCCGCCGCCAGTAAGACCGCAGCGGCACAGTCGGAGGCCAACGCCGAGACGTACAAAGAGGCCGCTGCCACGTCGGAAAGCAACGCCGCGGGCAGCGCCTCCGCCTCGGCCGGTTCCGCTGTCGCAGCCGCCCGGAGCGAGAGCGCCGCTGCGGGAAGTGCCACGGAAGCAGCCGGTTCGGCCAGCGCGGCGGAAAAGTCCAAAACGGCGGCGGCGACATCTGAGAGCAACGCGGCCAAACATGAGGAAGCCGCCAAGAAAGCCTCCGATGAGGCCGGGGCCAAGGCGGGGACAGATAAGACCTTGAGCATTGAGAACGCACCGGCGGATGCGGCGGCGGTAAGAAAGCTGATCAAAGAATCCCTTGCCGCTCAGCGTGCGGAGGATTACGCCAGAATCAAATTCTGGGCCAGCAACGACTCCACCAGCCCGGCAAGCTTTATCGGCGGCACATGGGAGCGAGTCGAAGGTGAGTTTATCATGGGCGCTTCCAGTGCCTACCCTGTTGGCACCACCGGCGGCAGCGCCACCCACACCCAGACTACTGCCGAAATGCCGAGCCATAGCCATAGTGGCAGTACCGGCAGCGCTGGTTCCCACAGCCACAGTGCATCCACCGACAGCGCCGGCTGGCATAGTCACAGCGGCACGACCGATTGGGCGGGTTCGCATACGCATGATGCAACTATCAACAGTAACGGTAGCTCCACAGGTGGAAGCAGCGGTTTGGTTAGTTCGTCCTCGAGATACGGTAGCGGCTACTATGATGCTACTATAACAACCAAATCAGCCGGTTCCCACACCCACAGCTTCAGCACGAACAGCACGGGGGCGCACAGCCACTCCGTGAGCATCGGGGACGCTGGCGCTCACACCCATACCGTGAGCATCGGCAGCACCGGCAGCGGGCAGGCAATGAGCATCCTGAACCCCTACTATGCCCTGTACATCTGGGTACGGGTAGATGATGCCGCGTGAAAGGAGTAACCATGAAAATCATTGATGAAAACGGTGCAGTGCTGACCACTGAGCCGGATCTGGAAGCGGGCTATCTGGTGGAAGATGTCGAAGTCACTCACCATGATGCCGTAGAGGGCACGGCTCCGCAGTGGCACCGGGAAACCGCAAAGCTGCCGGACGGCTCTCTCGCCATCTACTACCGCGACGGCGTAGAAATAGGCCGGGACATGGTAAAGGTCATCGATGTGCCCGGCGTTGACCCTCAGCCCGCCTGGGATGAGGAAGTGCCGGTGATGCGGTACATCCGCTACACCGCCGAAGAGCTGGCCCAGCGGGAAAAGGAGAAGCAGGAAGCCCAGCAGCGGCAGGAGGCGCTGGACAAGCTGCCCGAAACACTGGCCGCCCTGCAAGCCGCCCAAGCAGATGCGGATGCGCTGAACGTTGACCAGGCCTACCGGCTGACCCTGCTGGAGCTGGGGATCACGGAGTAAAACCCTCTGCCAAGAGGATGATAACATTTTAAGATGGGGCAGCGCCCCGGAAAGGACAAACCTATGTTGTACCGTACCTGTAAACGCATGATCGAACGCGGCAATCTGGAGGGCATGAGCACCAAGCTGGACGTATTCTACGCCGCCGGTAAACTGACCGATGACGAGTACAAGGAGCTGACCGAGCTGCTGGCCGAGAAGGAGGCGCAGAGCAATGGATGACCTGAAGGTGCGCATCACACTGGGTGACACGACCCTGGAGGGAACATTGGACGAACTGCTCGAGAGCGGAACTTTCAAAATGGAGTATGACCATGCAGGGCTTAACAAGATCGTGCAGGAAGCTGTTGCCCTACAGAGAGCTGAATATCAGAAAGACCCGCAGCATTACCATGTGCATACCATGACCATGGACGAGCTACCGCATCATCCCTGCACAACAAAACCGGGAGCGTATACATTCGGCAGTGAAATGTATGGGATTCGACAATTCCATGCATGGCCAATCTGCAGTGGAAAGCATGTCACGATTTGGCCCAATGATGATGCCGGTACGAGTTGGCGAGTTTATGCGGGAGTCACTTTGAATACTGCAAAGGAGGCGCAGAATGCCCAGAACAATTCTTGACGTGAGCAAATGGCAGGGCAGCATTGACTGGGACAAGGTCAAGGCAAGCGGCCTTGTCTCTGGCGTGATGATCCGGGCCATGGGCAACAGCAAAGAGGGCAAGCCCAGCAAGCCCTACATTGACCCCTATTTTGCCCGCAACTACGCCGAGTGCACCCGGCTGGGCATCCCGGTGGGCGTGTATGGCTATTTCAAGGCTACCGCCAAGGCACAGGCCGACAGGGAGCTGGCCCTGTTCAAGCAGGCGCTGGGCGGCAGGACGTTCCAGCTCCCGGTGGCTGTAGACATCGAGGACAAGCTGCAGGAGGCCCTGAGCAAGGCCGCCCTGACCGATATCGCGGCCCACTGCCTGAGCGTGGTGGAGAGCTGGGGCGTGTACGCCATGCTCTACACCGGCCTGAACTTCGGGCAGACCAACCTTTACATGGGTGGCGCGGCCCTCAAGCCCTACGACGTATGGCTGGCGGCCTACCGCACCAAGAAGCCCACCCCTGACTGGGCCTTCGGCATGTGGCAGTACACCAGCAGCGGAAAGATTCCCGGCATTGCCGCAGGCGTAGACCTGAGCGTGGCCTACAAGGACTACGCTGCCATCATCCAGCGGGCCGGGCTGGGGCAGGTCAGGGGGTGAGACCGATGGCAAGTTATCTGATTTCAGATGCACCATACGCACCCTGGCTCTCAGAGGTTCTAGCTACACTGGAAGAGCACAAGATCGACCGCATCACCATAGCAGCGCCTCTGGCAGATGGTGAGGTGTTCACGGGGTACTACAACATGAATACCCAAGACAAGGCCCTGCTGGCATCCAATATCCAAGCAGATGCCGTTCTGGATGCGGTGTGTCACAACGGACAGCGCATCCAGCAGGCGTGGGAAGATGATGAGGAGGGGTGAGACCGATGTGGCAGTTTATCACGGAGTATTGGGCCGGGTGGCTCTGTGCTCTGATCGGCGGCGCGATCCTTGCCGCCATCCCCAAAATCAAGGCCCTGTGGGACGCGGTGCTGGCCCTGCTGCACGACCGCATCTATACCGAGTGCTACCGTTTTATGGAGCTGGGGTACATCACCCGCGACGGCCTGCGCAACCTGAATTACCTCTACAAGACCTATCATGTGATGGGCGGCAACGGCACCGGCACGGAATTGTACAAGAGAGCCTGCGCTTTACCCATCCACGACTGAAGAAAGGAACTGACATTATGAACGCACACATCCCTGAGAACAACACCCCCGCCATCCCCGCCGCGACCATCGCCCGCACTGTTGTGCTGGCACTGGCCCTCGTCAATCAGCTGCTGAGTGCAGCAGGCAAAAGCCCGCTGCCCATCGACAGCGCCAGCGTGGAGCAGTGGGTGACGGCTGGCCTGACCACCGCTGCCGCCATCTGGGCATGGTGGGAGAACAACAGCTTTACTCCTGAGGCCATCCACGCCGATGAGCTGCTGGATCAGATGCAGGGGAAGATCAACTAAGAGTACATAGCAACAGCCCCGGGGAGCCTGACGGTTCCTCGGGGCTGTTTTCTTTTGGCATGTTTCGGCATATTCCGACGCATTCCGCATTATCCGGCACATTCTGACATTTTCCGGTTAAAGTTGGATGGAAAGGATGTGCAAACAATGCTCGATGTGAAAATTTTGGACTCCCCTGCCCAGCTGGATCAAATTCTCAGGCCGCTGGGGATTACCCGGAGCTCAAGGACTTACCGTGTTCTCTGCGAATGCGTGGCTCTGATCTGTGAGCAGGAGGACCGGCTGGAAGCTGTGCAAAAAGAAATCTATACTCCCATCGCGGAACAGCGGCGCTGCAAGTGGTCCGCCATTCAAAGCGCCGTCCGGCGTGCAGCAGAGAAAGCCTGGGCGCTGAACCCCGAGGGCGTTCAGCAGTTGGCTGGCTATCCGCTGACCGGCGCACCCAGCGCGGTACAGTTCTTGGAGATGCTTTACAATGCCGTGGTGAGGGGGTAAAAAAAAACGGGCTGCCATGCGAGTGTTATGCGCGGCAGCCCGTTTTCTGTTGATTTTTGCATAGTTTCCCGCAAAAAGTGGGTTTGACTGTGGGTTACAGCAAAAGAAAAACACCTAGAAATTTACGTCTCTAGGTGTTTTATCTTAATGGGCGCGGGTGGATTCGAACCACCGAAGCTGAAAAGCAGCAGATTTACAGTCTGTCCCCATTGGCCACTCGGGAAC